AAAATGGTGAACTTCCTGTGTATGCTATGACGGCCAAAGACGAACTTGCTTTCAAAACTCCAGATGCACTATTAAACGGGCAGTCTGTTGTAGACGTAGTTAAAAGCTGTGTACCTAACATCAAAGACCCTTGGTTGATGCCAAGCATTGATGTTGATGCAATTTTAATTGCTATCAGAATTGCTACCTATGGTGAGAAGATGGAAATTGAAACAAGAGTGCCCACAGCGGCAACAATGCGTAAATTTGATCTAGACTTAAGATTGTTATTAGACAGATATCAAGGAATTGAATACGAAAATGTGGTTAATATCCAAGATATGAAGATCACGTTGAAACCACAAACTTATAGAGAGTTTACTAGAACAGCAATTAAAACCTTTGAAGAACAAAGAATTGCTGAAACAGTAAGTAACTCGAAATTAAGTGATGGTGAAAAACTTGATAGATTCTCTGATTCATTCAACAAGCTAACACAGGTAACCATTGATATGGTTGTACATGGTATCGTACAGATACAGGTTGGCGACGAAGTTGTTGTAGATCAAAATCATATAGCAGAGTTTATTACCAAAGGTGATAAAGACTTCTATGCAGGAATCACTGAACACATGGAAGCTCAAAAGAAAAAATACGACGTGGAGCCTTTTAAGGTTGAAACGACTGCTGAAGAACGAGAAGCAGGAGCACCTGAGAGTTTTGATGTTCCTATTACGTTTGATCAGTCAAATTTTTTCGGATAAGGATCTTAAGTAAGTCTCTCGAAGAGATCCTAAAATTAGTTGATGACCTTGATAACGAGACAAAAAATTTCAAACTAGAACTAGCTAGATTGTGCTGGTATATGCGTGGAGGTGTAACCCTTGACGAAATGTATGCAGTTGGTCCTGAGGATAGAGAAATTTTTGCCACACTCGTTAAAGAAAATCTTGAAACTGCTAAAAAGACAAGTATGCCTTTCTTTTAGGCTGTTTGTTTTTGTGAAAGTTGTTGTTTAATTTGTTGTTGCATACCAGCATCACTAATCTTTTGTGCTAGTGTAGGTATATCAATTTGCATTCCTGATCCAAGATCACTTCCGCCACCCTGTCCTGTAAGCTGACCTTTTATCTCGGCACTTATTCCTGCATCACTTATTTGTTTAGCTAGTGCTGGAATATCAACTTTTGCACCTGCACCTGCTGTTGCACCTGCTTTAGGTTTTGCTGTTGCACCTGGTTTAGTTCCAGTTGTTGAAGTTGTTGATCCTCCTGAACCTTGTCCAGGTACTCCTGTAACTTTAATACTCTTATCACCTGCTGGTGCACTTGCACCTGCGGCACCTTTTGCTATTCCACTCTTAGGAGCGCCAACTCCGTCAGCTGGTGTAGTGCCTGGCATCTGAATTACTTTACCTGTCTTGTCATCTTTACCATCTTTGTTTGCATCAACTCCTTTAGCAACTGCATCAGTGTCAGTTGGTTCTGCTCCTGGTTTAGCTGTTGCTCCTCCCGGTGTTGGTGCTTTAGGATCTTCTTCACCTGCGTCTGGTTTTGCTGTAGGTTTTAAAGGAACCTTTGTGTTAGTTGCAACTGTACCTATTGACTCATCTGATAACCCTGCATCGCTTAATATGTTTGTTATTGATCCTAGGTCAGTTGGTTTGCCCATCTTAGTCCAAGACTTCATTAATTTTTCTTTTGTAATTTTATTTCCAAGTTGTTTACCTGCACCTTTAACTGCGGCTCCGGCTTTGCTAATTCCACCTGCAACTTTTTCACCTGCTTTATCCATACCCTTGCCAACTGCTACTGCACCTGATTTAGCAAGTGCTTTCATTTTGTCAAGAACTGGGCCTTCAACCATTGTGTCGTCTAGGTAATCTGTATACTCTTGTATAAGTCCTGTTGGATCTGTTGTTGCACCTGAAAAGTTTAATTCTTCTCTACGATTAAGTTCATTTTGAAGTTGTCTATACTCTCTTGCTAGTGCATCTTTACCATTCTCAACATCAATTTTTCCTCCAGTAACTGGATTAGTTGATTTCTGGATCTCGTTCATTCTGGCTTGGATATCTGTTTCAGCCATTCCTTCAACTTCAGCCGCATCTAATACTTTATCTGCTTCAATGGCCGCCTGCTTGGCCGCAAATGCATCATCTCTTACTTGAAATGTGTTATCTGCTTCACTAACATTCGCACTTAACCACTCATCAGTTTCTTTACTCATTATCTTAGCCATATCACTTCCAGGCTGTGATTTCAAGTAAGCACTAAAGTCTGCTTGTTCTTCCGGAGTAAGATAAATGTTTCCTTTAACAATAGTACCTTTAAAGTCTACGCCTTGGATATCATCTGGATATGTTCCTACTATATTAACTTCGTTGGCCATCTTTTGGACCATGCCGTCAGTAAACTCTTGATTGGCAAATCTACCTTTCTCAATCATTCCTCTAATATAATTTTCTTTGAATTCGTCAACATCAGGAAGTTCAGGAGTTTCACCTCCGCCATCAGCATCAGCATCGGCACCAACCGCGGCTTCAACTTCATCACCGTCCATTGTTGAACTAACCTCAGCGGCTTCATCTGCATCAACTCCAGGTATCAGTTCAGATGCTTCAGCATCTCCCATCGCATCGCCTAATGCACCTGCAAGTGCACCAATTGCCGCGCCTTTAACACCTTTAGCAACTGCTGTTGAAAGTTTATCGCCTTTTAATGTATTGTTAGCTAATTTTAAAAAGAAACCAATTGCCGCACCTGAAACAATACCACCACTTGCAAATGCAAGTACTGAAGTCATTGCTCCAATAACAAAAGCCGCCTTGGCTGGATTTCCTTTTGCAAAGTCTCCGTAACCTTCGACAGTCTTAAGGATCTTTTGACCCATTGGATTGCCTTCAAGTTTTGTTTTTAATTGTGCTTTAAGTTTTTCAAATTGTGCGTCAAAGTTTTTAACAGGTCCGCTATCTTGTGCGGCCTTAAGTAATTGGTCAATTTGTGTTTGTAATTTTTTAGCTTGGTCACCTACAACTCCACCCGCTTTACCAAGTGCAGTTTTATTATCACCACTATCCATAGCAACTTGTTCTGCATTACCAAAGATGCCATCAATCTGTTTAGCAGTAAGTTCAGCTTCAAAAAGTTTGTTAATGCCTTCTACTAATGGCCAAACTTCTCTTTCCCATTTGCCAACGTATATACGTTGTGCTTCGTTAAGATCCTGCCAGCCTTCTGCTAGTATTGTTTGTGATTTTAAATTATAGTTTGTAACTTCGCCTAACTTCATTACTCTATCCTTATAACAACTGTGCTAATTCTTTTTTCTGTGCTGGACTTAAACTATCAACTGCTTTTTGTATGTCACCTGGCACAGCCTTACCGCCAGCTTTAGCTGGAGCGCCTGCTTGATCAGTACCACCTGCTGGTGCATCACTGCCTCCACTATATTTTTGTCCTAGTGTTGCTGGTGCCGACCCTGCTTGTTGTTTTCCTAAGTCACCTTTAAAAGTATCCTGTGCAGTTTTTTGTAAAACATCGTCAACCTGCTTAGGTGTCATCTGTCCTGATAACCCTTTAAGATGTGTAGTTGAAAGTCCTTGCTTTTGCATAAAGTCTTGTACTTGGTCAACTGTTGGTGCTTTTGGATTACCACCTGTTTGACCCATAAATGCTCTATACTGTGTAAACATTTCTTTTGATCTGTCGTTAGCATCAGCTTTTCCCGTCATTCCTGCGGCGGTAGCCTTTGCGCCAACGGCGCCAGCCACTTTTGCGCCTACCTTACGTGCTATATTGCCTAACGCAGAACCACCAGGAGCTTCGCTAACTATATTTTCGCTTGTTATTTGTGTTATTTTCATGGTTTAGTCTCCTGTTACTTTATATTTATACATAATTCATCGAACATACCCCGTAAATACTCTTATGCCTCAGACGAGATATAATGTTTTTGAGATAGGCAACTCTGAACCCTTAACTCAATGCAGTGACGAGCTTGAAGCTGATCTCACAGTACAACAGTTAAAGGACGCTAATCCACAAAAAGAATATAAAGTGGAAGAAGTTGCTGTATACGATAGTGATGCATTTCGTTACGGACGCGATCCGGAACTGCATTAGTAGTTGAGCTAAAGCTCAACTTTGTTTTCGTTAACACTCAAACAATTTTATTGTATGTGATAACAATTAGTGCGTTAGCACTTTGCATCATGTAGATAGTTGAGCCATACTTCGCCCGTCTCCGGGCAAAGATTGGTTACATCATGTGAGATGAGATTACCATCTTAACAAAAAGGATTACATTATAATATGTACGGAAGCGGAAACCCGCCAACTCCCTACCTTAGCCTTCGCATAGTTTCGGAACACTAATATACCCTTGTTAAGCAAAATATATTAATGCTGTGGTTGTATCTGTTTCACAGAGCCACATCTTTTAAGCCTTTAGTTAGCTTACCCTTACAACTCGTAAGTTCCGGTCATACTTCGTGACCTCAATACGGGTCGAGCTACCCCGACCAAACAATGTTGTTATGTTATTTGCCTTTTAATGCTTCACGTAATATTTTGGATCCGCCTACTCTGACGTTGATGATACCATTGTAATACTCGTCCTTCTCTAGGACTCTTCTTTCGAACTGTTCTCTTGCCTCTAAATAACTTGCTACGCCTCTACTTGGACAATAGTATAATATCTCTCTTGTAAATTTGTCTTCGCCTATCTGGTTCACGTCTTCTTGTAGTTGATCTGAGGAGCCCCAATAGTCTCTCCAGTCTGATTCTACTTTGCTTCTACGTTTGTTTATCCTACCCTTCAGAGGTGGCCTAGTCTTTTTGAATTTAGCTAGTTTTTTGCCGACGTATTTACGATTGTTGGTTGTATTTGTGATTAAGTAAACAAATGCTTCGCAGTCTTCTGGTAGCTCGTCTACTTTTTTACCCTGATATGTCCATTGCATAGTGATACTTACTCAGTATCATCGCTAGGGCTACCATTTTTGGCTTTGTACTCTTCTATTATTTCTTTTCTACGTTCTGTACACAGTCTACGTATCTCACTTAACCATTTTCTTGAGGATCTTTTAGTACGTTCACTCTTGCGTACTTCCCAAGCCTCGTTGGCTTTGAAATATTCCAAGTATGCTTTGGTTAATTTATCGTGTGTATCATCCATGTTTTGCTATACCTATAATACGTTCAATTAAACTGCCAAACCCTACTTGTCTTTGCATGGTTAGTAACTCTCTTATCCCCAATCCGTGGAAACTTTCTATTGTAAGGTGTGCAATCTCGCTTCTGTGTTCACCGTTTACTAGATCAACTATTACTTTTGCAGTACCTTTTGTAATCCAAGCATCTCCGTCGTGTCTATAAGACATTGTTCCGTCTTTATTCATCTTACCTACTACCCACAAATTACTTGCACAACCTCTTATTTTGTTTTCGTCTATTTTATCTTCGTCACTTAACGGTTCTACTTCTCTTGCTAGATCAACCAAGTACTGTAATCGGTCATGTCCTTCTAAAGGAGCCATTTCCTCACCACGTTCTTTGATCTTATCTAGTATCATATCATTGCATTATCTCTACATCATTGTCATAAGATGTAAATCCGTTTTCTTTTATAACTTTTAGTACGTTTGTTACACGACTTGCTAGTTCTTCTTTGTGCGATATAAGATAAATGTTCTTTTGACGTTCTCTACCCATCTTCTTAAGTATGCTCATACTGTTTTCAACACCATTTGCATCCATACCACTATCAACTAATTCGTCAATAAACAATAAGTTGATGTTTTGATATAGACTTTCCCATACATCACGGAAACTCCAACTCATACCAAGTATAAGTCTATTACGTTCACCTCTACTTAGGTTATCAAAGTCTAAGTCCTGTCCTAGTTGCGTAATCTCAACACTTAGATCGTTCTTAAACACCACTGTATGCGGAAGTCCTAGCTTGTCTAAGTAGTATGTAAGTCTATTATTCAAGTATGCAAGGTTCTGATCGATGATCTTCTTACGTATAAAGCTATCTTTGTTAGTTAATAGTTTATATAAGAAGTCTTGATGTTCTTTAGTACTGTTAAGATCGTTTACAGTATCCCAAGTCACTTCTTGTATTGCAGTATCTTCTAAATCTTTAATTTGTTCTTGATATGGATCAAGTTCATCAGTCTTTTCTCGTAAACTGTTAGTCAAGCTCTCAACATTACCTCTATGTTGATATGCTTCTTTGGCTGTTTCATAAAAGGTATTTGGTTTTGCCTCTAGGTCACCAATGTCTTCAATTAGTTTTTCAACCTTTTGCATTTTTTCTGCCATGCTAGTTTGATAAATGTGGGCATCACCATAATCCTTTTGTAGCTTGTCTTTCATTTCTTCAAGTTTGTCATCATGTAGGTCTTGTCCACAAGCATAACACTTGGCAGTTTCAAGATCATCAAGATCCTTACCAAGTTTGTTTACATTATTATCGGCTTGTTCCAATGCACGTTCAACAGTTGCTTTTTCTTTTGTTAGGTTTGTAAGATGTTTACTGTTCTCAGTCCACTTTTCTAGTTTCTCATGATCTTCTAGTTCTTGATCGATGTCTAGTTGTTCAAGTTCTTTGATTGCTTTTGCAAGTTTCTCACAGTCCTGTTTGTTTTGTGCAATCCAAGCCTTGCGTCTACTATGCAATCTTTCAATATTCTCTTTGATCTTTTCGTTGCTATCCTTAACGGCTGTTATTCTAGCATTTTCTTCGGTTAGCTTATCTCTATTGATACGTATTTGTTCTCTTAACAACTCTGCCTTCTCAGAAAGTAGTGTAATACCAAGCAGTTGTTCTATAATAGCACGTTGATCATTGTTCTTGAGTGCTAAGAAGGGCTCTGTGTACGTATTAAGTGCCACAATATGCTTGAACATATCATGACTCATACCTAGTAGGTTGTTAATATCCAACTGTGTCTTACGTGAATCACCTTGGCTTTCATCTGTAAGCTCTTGTTCCTTGTTATCAATCTTAAATTTTAGTGTGTTAGGTTTACGTCCTCTTTCAATATGATATTGTTTACCATCTTTATCAAACTCTAGTGTAACCAACATACCCTTGTTGTTGGTCTTGTTTACTAAATTATCTCTTCTAATGTTCGTTAGTGCTTGGCCGTACAGGGCATATGACAACGCATTAATAATTGTAGTCTTACCTGTACCGTTACGTGAACCAGAATCGTCACCTCCTTGATCTAAGTTTTCGCCAAGCACTAACGTTAGTTGTTGTTTGTTAAAGTCTACTCCTTGTGTAGTGTTACCCACACTCATAAAATTCTTAACTGTAAGGCTTTTTATCTTAATCATCTTTGCTTAAATCTCTATATATTGAAAGTAGTTTGCTTTTATCAAAACTATCCGACTCGATAGCTTCAATTTCTTTTGCAACAATCTCATCTACACTTTCAAACTTCGTAATATCTATGTCTGAGTTCATTTCTTCGTCCTGTGTGTTAGGAATAAGAGAAATTTCTCTGCATTCATAGTCTTTCATGAAAGTTTCTTTGATAAAGTTTGCTTCTTCATAACTAATAGGCAAGTCTAGTGTAACACGTAGGTACATTTTACTTTTTATTAGTGTATCTTTTTCATCTAACAGTCTGGAAAGTTTTACTGTTCTATATTTAGGACAGTTCCACCAGTTGATATACTGTGGTTCACCTCCATCTTCAAGTATCATCATACCACGTTCATCATCCCAGGCATCTGCGTAATTGTGAGGAAGAGCATTACCTATATAATGAACAGGACCTTTTACTTGTCTCTTATGGAAGTGACCACTAAACACATATTCTTGGTTCTTGAAATGATCTGCTTGTAGTTCACCCGTGTCAGGCATCTGTACCATAGCATTCATATAAAAGTTTGGAAGTTCAAAGTGACCAAATATGTATTTGCTTTTTATTTTAGGAATCTTTTTCCATTCATCACCAACTAACCAAGGGATTAAAGTAGTGTTACCTTCGGTCATCATCTCATTGACCATTGTAATGCCTTCAATGTGTCTTGCAAAGTCGATGGAATTAATATCTCTTTTGTCTTTGTAGTATAAATCGTGATTACCAGGAAAGAAGTAAAACTTTTCAAAAGCCTTACCTAGTTTCTCAAGGCTTCTAATGGTTGCATCCATGGTAGTAATGTTTAGACTGTTTCGATTATGATGCCAGTCACCGCAAAATATTCCAGTTTCACAACCGTTTTCTTTTGCTTGTTCTATATACCAATCAATAAATTCTTCACAGTCATCATTATGCACCTTTGAGTTTGACTTCAAACCAAAGTGTATGTCTGTAAATACTGCCGCTTTCTTAAACAAACCTAATCCTCACAATTTATTATATTGTACACGATAAAGATAAAATAGTCAAACTTTATTTGTCCGAAGTATCTTTTGTGTTTTGACGTTCCACACTCTTCTCCCACTGACCTTGATTCTGCCTGGTAAAGGAAGGATTCATATGATTCATTTCTAAAATATCATCACGTATGTTTTGATTACGTTTTTCGATATTAATGATTCTTACAAACGAGTTAGTAACAGCCGCGGTGTAGTAAGCAAAAGGATTGTTTGATTTTGATTCATCAAACTGTAAGCCAATCTGTGTCAATTGAAGAATAGCCTGTCCTTTCATCTCATCGTTATATGTATAACCTCTAACGTTACCTCTTGTTGCATAACGTTCACAAAGTTTCATCCACATCAAAGCAAGTTTATTGGTTGCCATTCCGTGACCTTTGTTAAAGTTACCATTTGACATACCACCTTCCCAGTGGCTCTTACCTACACATACAAGTTCGTCCTTCTCGTTGAACTTATAATGCTGAAATGGTGGAAAATTTAATTTTGTTTTAGTATCTGCTATAGTTTTAGGATTTTTCTTCCTACCTTTTTCTTCTGGAATGTGATCATACATCATAATTCGGAATACTACATCGGTTTTAGCTATTTTTCTGTAGTCTACGGCACAATCAGCCTGCTTAACCTTTTCGCCGGCTTCTTTCCTTGACTCATATTCCTTCAAACCAATGCGTTTAGCCTGGTTTCTTTTAGCATCTGCTATAGTTCTTATGTTAATCTTATCTATACTAGGTAGAATTATATCATATTGTGCAAAATCGTCGTCTGTATAACTACAAAACGTGTTTTTTGATTTATGTATTTCTGCCAGTATATCTCTATTGTTGAGATAATTCACTCTTTTCATATTTGTTTTCTCCAAACCTTAAATAATACATTATTATAAACTACGTAGTTAAAAAAGTCAACTAAATACTTGTAGGAGTTAGCCAAAATGACAACATTCAGAACAGTAAATGGTAGAACAGTAATTTCGTCTGATAACCAAGTTCGTAAAGACGGCTTTACTGATCGTGAACGTGCTAATGAATTTAGCATGGGTCCACATGGTGGTTCCGATCCAACTGCGAATACATCCAAAGGTACACCAGAAGGTGCACAACGGTTTATGGATGAAATGGGAATTGGTAAAGAATTACGTAGTAAGAATATTCCAAAAGACGGTTTAGCAGGTTTTCCTAAAAGTAGTGCTACAGCCTCTTTTAAAAAAGCAGTCGAGCAAGACTGGCGTGTTAAATTAAGTATACCCACTATTGAACCTTTTTCAAGTGCAGAAATGTTAAATCCTTTGAAAGTAACGAACGGTTTAGTTTTTCCATATACTCCAACTATTATTGTGGCACACAGCGCCAATTACAATACAATGGCCCCTACACATACTAATTATCCGTACTTTGCTTACCAGAATTCACAAGTGGATCAGTTGGTTATCACAGGCGACTTTTTCTGTCAGAATGGTACAGAAGCCGCTTATTGGGTCGGTGCCTTGCATTATCTAAGAAGCATGACAAAAATGTTTTAT